TACATCTCCAGTAACCAATTCTACTTCATATGCCCAATAAGCACCTTTTTGTTCGCCTTCAGTCTTAACCAATAATTTATAAAGGTCAGGATTTGGTCCAGCAATAACGTGTGTTTGGAAGAACATTTTTTCATTGAAGTAAAGAATGAATCGAGAGATTCCTTTACCAAGCTCGTCAGTAGCAGTAACAACATTACCAGCCAAGTCAGTAGCTTTTACTAATGGAATATTTTTTTCCTCAGCACCTTGCAACATCCATTCAAATTCTTTATCGTCTTCCAGATAATGAACAGGGAATCGCTCCATGTAAGAGATTAAATCTTCACCTAAGTCCAAGTACTCCAGGCGAGAGATAAATTTAGAAATCTGCTCAGGTTTCTCTCCGAAAAGGGCGCCTAAGTTATTCTCTGTGGTCAGTCCAGACCAATCTTTTGATTCCACCCGAAGCGATGGAAATGCGGTTTTAGATGCACTCATTTTTATTAAATTTAGTTTGTTATATTAATTGTTTTAAAACTCGAAATTTTCCATCTCCTTCAAGAACTTATTAGCAGAAGAGGTCTTTGTAATTATAGCAGTTCTACCTTGAGAAGTATTATAATCCATTGTTCTTGCAGCATTCTCTATATCTGATATTACAGCCCGTTTAGCATTCTTACCAAATGCTGACCAGTCTTTAAATTCATTAGTAGCTTCAAATATATAGTTTAGAATAATCTCAGTCTTAACTGGGTCTTTCTGTCTATATGCACCTAACTTATTTAATGGTTGTCCTTGTTCTGTATATCCAACTGGAGTAGTAAGATTCTTAAATATCTTTTGTCTAATTAGATTAGACATCTTATTTCCAGGAATAATTTCATCAGTAGATTCCAATGTCTTTTGTAATGTCTCAAGCTCTTGTAATCGTCCTTGTTCAGCTAGAGCCTTTTGTTCGTTTACATAAGCCAATTCATTCTGTTCAATATCATTCTGAATAGCTACTAATTCTGGAAGTATTGCCTTGGCTTCACTTTCCAGGTCTTGTAAGTCGACCAACCTTTGAATATCCCTATCAATTCTTTCTTTAGAATATTTAGTAGTCTTTGTTAGATAGTCCCTTACTAAGTCCTTTTGTGTTTCCTCATTAGATAAATCATCTTCTGTGTAAGAAGTATATTTAGCTCGCTCAGAATCAATTTGCAATAACTTCTCAAGTGGAACTCCAGCCTCATAGTTATTAATTAAATGTTTGACAACGTCTGGTAATGAATTCTTATACCCTTCTACGCCTTGATTAATCTCAGTGAACATTCCTTCACGCAATCCATCAATCGTGCCATCAAACTTCTCTATATCAAAATTAGGGAGGATACCTTCTTCCTTTAGATATTTAGCATATGGAATCAGTGGAGAAGAAGAGTTTTCATTACTATCGGGGTCGGTATCCTCCTTAATAATATTTCCTTCGTCAGTAGTCTCTTTAACTACATCTTCTTCTTTAGTAACTGTTTCCGATTGTGTGCCAAAATCATTCTGACTTTCTTCGTCATTTACAATAGTAGTAGTACTACTAATTCGTTCGGTGAGGAATTCTTCCATTCCATCATCCAGTAGGTTAAAGTCTTCTCCAAAAACTTCTTCCTGTTCTTCACTCTTCTTAGCCATATTCTAATAATAATTATTTGCAAGTATAATACATTTTGTTTGATTTACCAAATTTCGTAAATTCGCTATAGACTTTATGCTATTTCCCAATACTTGTTAATGTATTAATATTCTTTGATTTTGGTAAAACAGTCTTTCTTCCTCTACTAATTGCACCACATTTACAGCGATACATAGTGTATGCTCCAGTAGTAGTATAATACAGCTTATCCTCTATTTCCTCAACATTAAGACTACCACAACTACAGCATTGCTTTTCTTGAATATCATTGTATAACGATACATTTGGGTGCGCTTTAATGTACGGACGTAATTTTAAGTATACCTCCTCTAATGCAATTACATCCTGTACGTTATATACTCTCATTTCTTCTATAGCAGATGGAATACCTTTTAAACAATCTATCCACAATTGAAATTCAGTCTTAATCTTGCCCTCTAATCCAAAGTACTTAGCCAATGCATCTAACTTATTAGATGGAAATTTAAATGTAGCAGAGGCTACCTTTTTAGTGTCAATAGAATTTACAGTATTATAAGGTGGTAGCCCATTTAAAATAGCTCTAGCATTAAGTAATGGTATATCAAATCTGTCACCATAATGCGCTATAACTATATCGGATTCGCTCATAAGTTTATGTAAACTGGTAACAATCCTTTTGTCATCTGCACGAAGAGCTTCTTCTGGTGTTATCTTATCTGACATTACATCAGCACTATATAAAAATTTTGCTGACCAAGTCAACATGATTGGCTCCTGTTCAACTTGGTCCCAATTGACGTTAGTTTTAAATCTTCCGAAAGTGTAACTAATTGAGGGCGAGCTCTCTATGTCAAATATCAATATCTTAGGTAATCTTTTCTTTACTTGTTCTACTATAATGCTAGAACTTCCTCTTACTTGTTTCTTTGCAGTATAAACATCTTCTCTATCGCAATCCCATAACTTACTTAAATGACCAGCTCCGTAAAGCATGTACTTTGGCTTACTTACAAACTTCTCTACTATTCGTTCTAACTCCATATTATTTTTATTAGTTTATAATTTACATAAATATAGATATGATAATCCTATAAATTAAATTATCATATCTATATTTACTTAATAATTATACTTATATAACTATTCATCTAAAGATTCTAGTATTTCTTGGTCAATAAAGAACATTCCCTTTTGGTCACATCCAACTATATTTAATCTATCTAACCACTTACTCATCAATGCAATTTCCTCAACTTGTTCACTCAAATACCATAACAGGAATTGATAACTAGTATGGTCGTTTTCTGATAATGCAATCTTAACGGCTTCTTTATAACTATTCTCAATTAATTCCTCATGTGCTAATGACCTTTCAAGAATATCCTTTAAGTCTTTAAAAGAAGTTGGTTGAGATATGACTGCTGGTGTAATTGGATTGACTTGTCTATCAAGTGCATATGAATATAATTTTTCCATATGACTACGTTCGTCGTTAATATGGCTTTTCATAAACTTTGCAATACCTTCCCAGCCAGTATATTCACACCATGTTGACATTGCTTTATATAATTGACCAGCATTAAATTCTAATTGAATTTGTTTATTAATCAATTGAATCATTTTATCTGATAAGTAAGCTTTCTTTTTATTAGCAAAAGCATTACTAATTACTTTTTCATCCATTATTATTTAGTTTTAGATAATTTACTAATCTGTTCAGCAGCTTGATTATGTCTAACTGTCTCTGCATGTGATTGTTGCTTGATATTTAAGTCATCATTGGCTTTCTTTTCAGAAAGAGCAACTTGTCTTTCTTTAGTTGGGTCTGATTCAATCTCAGTTCCAGTAGAAGCTTCTAATTTGGCATATTCAAGTTCTATTGTCATCTCAAGCTCTTTATATTTAAAATCAAGTTCAGCTTGCTTCTGAGTAGCTAATTGTTCTGCTTGCATTTGTGCTATCTTAGATTGTTGCTCCTGAGCTTGTTGGGCCTGTTGTGCAATCTTCTCTTCCTGCTCTTTCATAATAAGATTCTTTTCGGCAATACTATTAGTTTGCATAAGCTCAATAAGAATACTTCCCATTCCATTTTGAACAAATGATTGCCCCAATGATTCAATCAAATCACTAATCTTAGCATCATGATTACTATTACTAATAAATATATCTTGTTCAGTAGATGCAAAGTCTTCAGCATTAAATTCAATAAAATCCCTAGACATATCATCCATTACATAAGTAAGTTTCTTGCTCTTATTCTTAGACCATAATTGTTTAGCCGTATCTAACAATGCAGCCAATGCTCTCTTCTTAGTCTCATCATGTAAGAAGAACCATTTTTCAGTAATATGTGAACTCTGTGTTACAGCTCTTTCAACACCACCAACAGTCTCTCTATTCTCTATCTGACCTTGTCTTTGTTCTGATACACCAGCAATAGAACCAACTTGATGTTCAATATGTTGTAGCATTTGAATAGTTTGCTGGATATAATCTCCTACTCGTGGGTCTAATACTTTTCCAGTAGTATTATAACTACCAGCAAGTTTACCCATAGAAGCACCCTTCTTGCCTTCATTCATTGGGTCAATTACTGCCCAACCCATAGTCTCAGCATAATATAACCATGTATCCATTTCCCATTCATCTGGTACTTTAGAAATATCTAATTCGTAAATTGGACCTTTATATTTATTAAATAATGTTTCCAATTTATTCATATAAACATTATATAAGTATTGATAAGACTCCATTCTACCCATCAATGACTTACCATAATCAGAACCAACATAACCTAAGAAACACTTAGATTTATTATCGTAATTACGCATCTGTACTTTACGAGGTTGTAATTTAAAGTATATATGGTCAGCAATCTTAACTCCCTCATACGCTTCATTAACCCATATCCATCTGATAGTTTCACCAGCATCTTTATCTATTTTATAATATTCAGATACAGTCTTTTCATCTTCATCACCATTTTCATCAAAGAATGTAACTATACCTATTTTTTTACGACCCATCCATCTACCACGAACAACCCTAACATTACCTTGCATATCATAAGGTAATCCAAGTTTAAAATTGGTATTATTAAAATCGTTTATGTCTGTAAATCCTGGCCCATTACCAAAGTCTAGGTTTGAGAAGATTTGAGGAAGTTTATGTGAGTATCCGAGATTTCCAGGATGATTACCTTTGCCAGTACGCCACTGTCCCTTTTCTAATGACTCTAAATCTTCTGGAGATATATCATCATAGAAAGCATCTATAATTTTACCAACTGATTCATAAGTAATTTCTATAATAGCTTCTGAATCTTCAACTAGTTCTGAATCACCTTTCTTTATTAAGAATACATTACGAGGGTCACACGCTTTAAGAATAGGTTCATTACCTTCAATATCAATACGATATATTTCTCTAGCTCCAACAAGAGCATTTCTAAACCCTTTATTAAATTGATATGGTACTACATAATTTCTTACAAGATAAGTAAGTATTTTAGTAGCAGTAGTCTCATTTATATCTTTATACTTATATTTAGCAAATCTAGCATATTCTTTAATCTTCTGTTCAAGTTCCTTCTCGTCAGTAGTTTCTTTCTTAAACTCATCTACTGCTATAGTCAAGAACATATCAAATAATACTGAAGTATCTTTACTTTCAGAATTAGCATTCATTGACCTAACAGTCCAATCGAATCTACGCTTAGCTTCTTCTCCAACTAATAAATCTATTTTAGGAACAACTATAGGGAAATTCTTTACAGACGATGGTGAAGTATTCCCATTCAATCCCATTGGATTAAACACCTTCTCCATTTCATTTTGGTCAATTTCTCCATTATCCATATTGAAGTGAACAATCATTTTTCTATGAATCTCTTGCTCATAATATAATGCTTGGTACTCATATGCATCCATACAGTCCTTAAACCATTGTTTATCATCTGAATATTTCTCGCTAGTTGACTTCTTTTGTGGAGGAGTCATTAATGTATCTTTACTAAACATAGTTCCGTTTTAAGTTTGCAAACTTACATAAAATAATTGGATTATGCAAATTGTATTGAATTCGTATAGACTTTATCGTAATTTATTTAAATCAGCTTGAGCATATCCACCATATAGATTTCTATTATTTCCACCAAATGGTCTTGACCATAATGGGTCACTTGCCTTAGACTTAACACTTTGAGTTTTAGAGACATCAGTAATCCTTTTCCTATCAGCTCGTATTATCATCAATAATATCAATGATGATATTCTATCACAGTTTAATTGAGGAGAATAACTAATAAGTTCTCTTAATAGTTGTGGCCCTTGTAGGGTATCCATAACTCTAGTTCCTTCTGGTTTATCGTAAGCAGGTGATTCTATCCATGATAATATTTCATTAATACCATAATTTATAATTGGACTACCATTAGCATTGCCACCAACACGAGTACCTTTACTTTTATTACCAACTCCAGCTTTGCCTCCAATTGATTTATCAGATAATATCTCTGGTGTATCACAAAATAAATGTAAACTATTCTTATTTAAGAAGTGAGCATAACAACCCTTTAAGTTACTTTCATAATTACATAAAGCATTAAAATATATAAATAATCTTCTGGCTTGTTCGTAATAATCAGCAGCCAAATAAGTTCTAGCAGTATATTCAGCCACAATTCTATCAGTCCAAGAATCCATTATAAAGATTGATTGTAATGATTGTGAAGTATCATCATTGCCATCTACATCAATCGGGTCCCAACTAGCCAAATATCTACCATAAGGAATATCTCCATTACCATTCTTCTTTGGTAGTTCATATACCTCTATAGGCGCATCCATGTCAATACCTTTTTTAATAGGGAAATCACGGATAACTTTTTTATCAGATAGCTTAGGGAATACTTTTCCATCAACCATAATCATCTCATACTTATATGATTGATTAAATATCGTAGGATTAGATTCTATTGTTTGCAACCTAACCCTTAAATCTTCTACTGGAAAGAAATTTCCATCAATAGTCATAAAGACTTCAGAAGGAGTTAGTGGCTGGTTAATAATAGTGGTAAGAATCTTAATCTTATTATTAGATTTACGAGCTTTTTCACGACTATCTTCAATAATTTTAGTAGCCCTAGGTATATTGGCTATTAGATTTGGGCCCTCCTTAAAGTCATTTAAACCTTTGGTGGATGGAACAAAATATCCTATCTTACCCTTATTCTCCCATTCATCATCAAACGACAAACAATCATATGACTCTGGGTCGTTAAATATTTGTTTAAGCCATACAGCAGTACCAGTAGTAGTATAACCGCCAGTACCCAACATGTATATTGGTAAGTACTTATTAGATTGTCTATTAGGTTGAGTTGCTTCAACTGCACCAAGTACTTCTTGTATTGTTGCAAAAAATCCAATTTCCTCTAGGAAGCATCTCGTTGGTCTTGTACCATTGGCAGCCAGTGGGTTGTCTTGAAATGTTCTATGAATTAACGAGCTACCAGATAACATGTCATGTATTGGATTCTTAGCTCCAGGCTCCCACGAACCGCCTATCTCTGGCATTAATGGGCTAGGAAAACTCTTATCCTCTCCATTAAGCCTTATATCAATTGCACCAGGAAGATGTTCTAATGAGAACTTTACCTTATTCATTAAGTCTCCACTATATTTAGCCTCAATAGCGCCTACTAGAGTCTGGGATATTGACACCATCTTACCCTCTTTTCTACCAATTAAATACTCATCGTAGTCTCGACCACCATCTGTAAGTAAATTATGTTGTATACAGCTGCTGGTAAAATATGACTTGCCATACCCACGTCCGCCCATCTCGAGCACATTCTTAGCGTTATTTAGGTATAAAGCCTTTCCGTAATTATTAGCCATATCGGTTCTCCAGAAATATGTTCTAGCATCCCAATACTTTTTAAGCTCTCCAGTAGAAGTAAATAGAGCTCGGTAATTCTTCTCAATTCTAACACCTTTATTATCTAGGCAGAAATCACGGTAAATCTCGTCTTTAGTTTCAGTTTGAACATTCCTTAAACAAGTATAAACTGGGTCATCTATAAACCCAGAAAAACCACAAGCTTCAGAATATATAAATGCCTTCTCCCATTCTATATCCCTAAACCATGGTTGCCCTATACCTTGCACTTTTCTACCACCACCTAAAAATTGTATAGTAGATAGGTTTACATGGAAATATAATTCTGGTGGACACCAACGACCACCAACCCATTCACCCTCAAATATCTTGCGCTTAACATCACGGAAGAAGTTAATGCGCTCGAAGCGCTGCAAGATGGGGTGGTACTTAGGTATTTCTTTTAGTAGGAAGCTATCGTTATTTACCATCTATTATATCTCTCCTTTAGCTGTTGAACTCTTCTCTCTCTTGTTCTTAACTGTAACTTCTTCTTCTTTAACTGTCTTTATAATCTTCTCATAATCAGCCCACATAGATTTAGATGCACCCCAAGCTTTATCTAATTGCTCAGCAGTACCTTTCTCTGTAACCAATTGACCAGTTTTACTTACGATATTATCACCATTATTATCTTTTTTATACTCATCAAAATAGTAATTAGTATTCTTAAGATAAATATCTCTCTTCTTCATATATTCATACCAATCAACCAAAGACCTTTCGGCTTGTGATAAACATGCATTATTAAAAGCATCTACTAATTGTTTGTTATCGGCCCAGAACTTATCGGTATCTTTCTCTTTAACTGATAACATATCTTTAGCAATAACATCTTCCTTATTCTCAACATAATATAAGTCTGATTTAGGATGATTAATTAAAGCTATAGCCCACATTAATGTAGATGAATCAATCCTACCCTTAGACTTATCATTCTTTAGAAGTAATTTAAATGGATTGATTATCGCTAACTGTGGATTCTCTTCCCAGAAGTTACTCTTTTGTGAAAATCCCTCTAAAATATTTCTCATATTAATTTATTCCCCATTTCTTATTATCAATAAATTCAGTTAAATCATCTCCTTTATTCTTAGCAATAGCATAATCCCTTTTATAATTAAAGTAGAATGTACCTAAGTATTTAAGTAATATATTTTTATAAGTAGATGGTTTTCCATGTTCGCTACTCCTAATTTCCTTGCTTAGATATTCAAATTCAGACATTACTATATCATGTACAGTTTTAACTGGAATATTTTTATCAGAAGCTATCTTATTAATTATGTCTTGTACTTCTTTTTGTATTATCATAACTTATTTATATACTTCTTAATATTACATAATCCAATAATCATATCTTCTAAAGTGCCATGTTTATCTAAAACCTGTAGAATTAAACCGTCTTTAGGAACTAACTGACTCATATCCATGAAATCTTCTGGAAAGTTATCACTATAGTCTTCAAAATCTTCAAGATAATTATCCATAGCTATTCTCTAAATATAAAGTTCAATTCAAATTTACTATTAAAATCAATGCCATTAAAGAATTTATTCAATCTATTATCACTATCAAGTATTTTATATTTCCTCAGCATTGACATATTATTATTAAAACTATCGGCACTAATTCCAATCTTATCTCTCATCTCTTTTTTAGACTCCATAGAAAGCACTATAGAGTTCCTATGTTCCTCTGGATAATCTTTTAGTAGATTATGTTGTCTAAGCAATTCGGATAGCACATCGAGCTCCTTAGGCCTTAATTTACTTATTGGAGGAACACTTCTCAATACTTCCAAGAACTGCCTATAGAACTTATCATTATTGGTCTTTATTGGTATCGTCTTCATAAGGAGTTGTTTTACTTGCATTATTTCTAGTTAATTTCCAGAATAATGATAATAGTTTAGTATCTAAATCTGCAATAAGTTCACCATCAACTAGTTCACTTTTCTGTACAATATTATAATCAATAGCAATATTATCAGATTCTATTATTTTCTTAATATCAACTATCTTAATAATATCACCATGTTCATTTGCATATATGAAATCTACATTAATCTCTTCTGGAATAGCAAGTGGATTACTATTTAATGTATAGAAAGTCTTTAAATTATTTATCATATTCTCAATCTTTAAATTTACCTGAAACTCCAACTACATTTTTAGTACCTCTTATTATTCTAACTAATTCTGGTAGAGTCAATTGTGTAATCGACTCTACCTTTGAATTAGAACTATCAACTTTGCATTCAGTACCATTAACAACAAGTGCTTTATTATCACCAGATATTTTAACTTGGTATCTAAATATAGTTCCAGTATCACTCATTACTTTACCCTCACATAGTTATTACTAGCTGTAACCATTTTCAAATTATACACATCAACAAGAACATATAAATCTTCTCCGTGACGATATAATGCAGCTCCATTCATATTCATATCGAATACAACATCGCCTAGACAATATCCAGTAACATTCAATCCTAACTTAAAGATAATATAATTATCACTTAATTCAGACCTAACTGCATCTGGGATAACTAAATTACTTTTAATATCACTTACTACTTTTACCATAACCATATTAGGCTTGATAACTACTTCATTTAAATCCACTACTCCAGATATATCAATATATCCTAATTCTGCTGCTGCCATATTATTTATTGTCTAATTATTTTTTTAATATTATTTGTTCCTAAAAATCTCTTTCTTAACTCTTTATCAGTTAATTCTATATCTGTCATTACATATAGAATATTATTATCAATTTCAATTGCCTCTCCATCATACACAAATTTGTACACTTTATATGGAACTGTACTTTTCTTAACCATTACACCAACTACACTTCTACCAGCATACGATTTCTTTACATTCTCATCTTCAATTAATTCATCTTCTTCCATAATTGTATATTAAACTGTTATTAATTATTTGCAAATTTAGAAATAATAAATTGATTACACAAATATAATTACAAACTTTAACTAATAAAATATCCTCAGACTATATTTTACTATAGAATGAGGATATGCTATTATACCACATTACTTTGATATACAGGGAATAATGGGAATTATTATTTATTCAAAATCTTTTCCACCACAATTATCAATAGGTATAATATAATATTTATTACAAGCTATACCATTGTTATGTTTACATATATCACAAATCATAATTGTTATTCTATTTAAGAAGTGGATTAATTATTTGTGGAAATAGATGGACTCGAACCACCGACACCCACATCTTCAATGTAGTGCTCTACCAACTGAGCTATATATCCAAATTGTTAGGGCTTTAGTATTCCTACCCTAACTGGTAACCTTCGAGGTTACAGGACTATTCATGGAGTTTACCTTCCCCTAATAGTTGTTATCGTCCTAGTGGTAAATTCAGATAACTGCGGAGCTTCTTGTAAGAATCGAACTTACGACAATAGTATTGTAAACCATTACTCTACCAACTGAGCTAAAGAAGCAGTTTGTAGAGCTTCTGAACTCTACATGGATTTTAGTGATTACTCACAAAGTTTTTCTGGTCTTTAGTGTTATTACATCACGTGTAATTTACAGAATCACAGGCAGGCGACTTCCCTTTAACCCGAACAGATTTTTAAACGATAGAAGACACTCCTATCCAATATGACAATTACGGTATTGTCACCAACCAGGTCCTTTACTCTTCGAGCAATGACATTTTTAGTAAGCAGAACATGTATAAATTCAAGTCAATACAATATCTGATTTCCTTCACTCAAATGAGCAATGAACTCTTTTTTATTAATACCAATTTTTCTCCTCTAACAAAATCTTTCTCTGGTCCAATAATCTTAATAGTACCTTCATTAAGTCTTTTAAAATAATTTCTGGCAAATCTCTTCACAGCCATAGCCTCTTTATCTTGAGCAGTTTTCTCAAATCTCTCTCTTACTTGCGATGCAGTCTCTCTCTGTTTCCTCATGCTATTAATTATCAGTAGTTTATATATCTGCTTAAAGGATATATTTTCTCCCTAACGTTTGCAGACATTCTGTCACCAGATGCGATTTTAACTTTACGACTTCATGTAGCCAGGTCTTACTATTATCCCCACAAAATCCACTCTTCTCTGTACGCATCCCAGCGTGGTGGCCCTACACTTATACCTTAAGTTATTTTTGATAGTATCGGGGACAACCTTGTTGTTATTTACAACTACTAACCCGACGTCTAACCCAAATTAAGCCTAACCAGCAAGGCATGGGTGGTACTGATTCTGGTGCTGAACTCCAGATAGCCTATCATATGGTTACGCTTAATCATATTCGATGCAAATATACGAATAATATTTGGATTACGCAAATGTTGTTAGTCCTGTATAAACTTAATTCAATTATTTAATGATTATTAACTTTATAACAACTGATATAATAATACAAATCATGGTGTAATGAATGATATAATTAGTATTATCATTAGTATTTGCATCATTATCATATACCGTGATAATAGTTTATTTTATCTGCTGGTTATATACTATTAATATAGTTATGTGGTTTAAATTAAACTATACCCTATATGATATAATATTTATAATATTAAGTTAATTCATACCTTATATGGTATAAAATATTTTGTAAAATTTTTAGAGGTGTATATATTAATTGATTAATTGTTAATTAGAAATGATACCCCTGGTTAAATTTTATAATTTTAAAAAGGGTTTACTATCATAAGTGTCTTAGATAGACCACCTTACACTCCCCCTCGTTACTAAAATTGGACTACTATCCCGCCATTCGAGGTGGTAATCGTAGTTTGTAATTAAAGAAAACCGCTTACATGTTATATATTCATTAAACTTTGGCAGTAATGCCATCAACCTCAGCCCTACTGCACCACGGTCAAGCAGCAATATATGATGTTAAATGTAAGTTCATTAAAGAGCGCTAGTCGCGCTCTGGCAGCCAAGGGCTGGAGACAATCGGATTCGTGGGAATCCGATACTAACTGCGTAGTTAGCTACTACGCAAGTTTTGTAAAAGAAACCAACCGCGGTTGGTTGGAATTGACTGTAAAAAAGTCATTTACCCTATAAATTTTACCCCGTTGATTAAGTTCAACGGGGTAATTTCTATTTAATTAGACCGCTTACAATCCTCATAATTATTAATCATTGGCAGTGTTGAATCGCACTTTAAATTGAATCTGACTTGCGACAATATCGCAATCACCATGAGGGGGATTACCTAATATCTGTCAGGTAATCTATGCTATGGTCTGTTGGGAGCGCAAGCCCAACTTTTCTATTATTAACTCTTTAAACTATTAATCATGTGTAATACTGATTATTTAATTCCCTTGTTGCCACAATCCATAGTTAAGGATTTTAGTCGTGGCAAAAGAAGATATTTTCCAATCACCGCCAAGCGTAAGAGTGGCTGGAAATATTTACGAGAAGCCTTCTATATTATCTATGGCAGATATGCTATTGATAATGCAGAGATAGGCTTCGCCATATTATCTCAATCACTTGACAAATATGTTGAACGATTTGACGGTAAGTTATGGGTTCGTACAATATGTATAGAGTTAGGGTCGTAAGACTCTTTCTCTTTTAATATAAACCGCTTACAATCCTCATACCTGTTAATCATTGGCAATCATGCCATAAATCAACTCTTCTTTGATACGCCAAGTTATGGTTGCGTATAACACGATTATGTCTACATTCACGAAAACCAGCTCAATTAAAGAATTTGCAATGGAATTTGGTATTAAACAAATTAACCAAGAATTCCTTGCTAATGGCAAATCATTCTTCAAAACCGATAACGGTATTGAGGGTAAGATTGGGGAGGAAGCCTCCCCGATGCTTGAAATTGGTGACTTCTCTTCATTGAGGATTTCATGGTGCGTCCAAGACGAGGGTTCTAAGTATAAGGACTGTTGGATGATTCACAAGAGTTCTGACAAGAACGAAGTTGTTAAGTCAATTACCTTTAACTTCTAAACATTGTAGAGCCCTTCGGGGCTTTACTTTATTATGAAGACTAAGTTGACTAACTTCTTTATGAAGTTCTTCTCTATCTCTAATTGGGATAGAGTTGCATTATTGGGTATTGGACTGTGGTTACTAATTATGTTGGTAGCTATCATTTATAAAGAAGTAGTAGCTTAGGCTATTACTTCTTTTTACCAATTAAAACCGCTTACA